ACTTTGGTTAAAATGTGATGAGGTTATTAATACACCTAAAATTATAACGATTTCAAGAGCAGGATATACGACAGAAACAATTACTATCAATGTTATAGATAGTGAAAATTAAGATAGGAGGCAGCAGATATGGCTACAGTAGACTTATTAAGCAAGGTAAAAATGAATTTAATACTTGAACATTCACAGGATGATGATCTGATTAGTAGTTTCATTTCTGCTGCCGTTTCTTATGCAGAAAGTTTTCAGCATTTAGAAACTAATTACTATCAAACTCATGCAATTCCACCAACAACAGAACAAGCAATAATTATGCTTTCAAGCCATTTCTATGAATCAAGAGACGGTTCTACGGGTGGCTTTTTTGCAGATAACACCAGTGCCGGTGAACAGGTATGGAACACGGTCAACCTGCTTTTAAGGCTTGATAGAAACTGGAAGGTGTAAGCTTATGGGAATTGCAAGAATGGATAAATTCATCGAGATCGTACAAACGGTCAAGGTTAAGGATTCAGACGGATTTGTAACTGAAACCGATTCTGTTATAGCGGATGTCAGAGCATACAAGGAAGGTAGACATGGTAGTACTGCTTGGAAAAACCGAGCATCGTTCTCGGAAGCTACAGACCTATTTCGTATCCGCTGTATTCCTTCGCTTACTGTTGACACCTCTATGGTAATTATCTGTGAGGGTAAACGCTATGAGATTACATCTGTTGAGAATGTAAAAGGCAGGAATATGTACACAGAAATCTTAGCAAAGGAGGTGCATCCAAGTGGCTAAAGCAATGGTAAAGATGCCGGAAGAGTTTCTTATAAAGGTTTCAAAGCTTGCCGAAAAGACAGATGAGATCGTACCGAAGGTTCTGAAAGCCGGAGCTGACGTGGTGGAGTCAAGGGTTAGAGAAAACCTATCCGGTGTGATAGGCAAAGACACCAAGACACCGTCTCGTTCAACCGGAACTCTGCTTGCTTCACTTGGCACCTCACCTGCAAGGGTGGATAAAAACGGTGACTATAACGTGAAGATAGGCTTTTCTGAAAACCGAAAAGACGGACAAAGAAACGGTATGATTGCTGCTCTTTTGGAATACGGCAAGCAAGGTCAGCCACCGAAGCCTTTCTTAACACCGGCAAAGAGACAATCAAAAAAGGAAATGGTGGATGTCATGACAAGAAAACTGGAGGAGGAGATCGATAAGATATGAGTTTATTATCCACATTAAACACACTGATAACAGCCGAGAACATCCCGGTTGAGACAGGTGTCTTTGAGTCTTCAGCTCCTGATGTGTATGCGGTTTTAACTCCGATTGTAGATACCTATGACATCTATGCGGACAACAAACCGAATGCCAATATTGAAGAAGTGAGGATTTCTTTATTTGTTAAGGGCAACTACCTGACGCTCAAAAGAAACCTTGAAGAAAAAATACTGCTTGCGGACTTAACGATAACCGACCGCAGGTATATCACTCATGATGATGAGACAGGTTATCACCAAATCGCTATTGATGTAGCGGATTATTATGCTATTTAAGGAGGAAATTTATAATGGCAACAATAGGACTTGATAAATTATATTATGCCAAGATTACGGAAGGTACCAATGGTGATGAAACTTATGGCACACCGACTCTTCTTGCAAAAGCTATAGAAGCCAATCTCTCCATTGAACTTTTGGAGGCGATTCTCTATGCCGATGACGGTGCGGATACTACGATCCGTGAGTTCAAGTCGGGAACCTTATCTCTTGGTGTTAATGACTTAGCACCTTCTGTGGTTTCTGATCTTGTAGGTGCAACGGTAGATATTAACGGAGTGCTTGTTTCAACCGGCGAGGATGTATCAAAGCCTGTAGCTGTAGGTTTCAGAGCAAAAACTGCTACCGGAAAATACAGATATTTCTGGCTTTACAGAGTGCTTTTCGGTGTTCCGAGTGCAGCACTAAAAACCAGAGGTGACTCGATTGAGTTCCAAACTCCAACGATTGAAGGAACTATCTCAAGACGTAACAAGCTTGACGCAGCAAACAAACATCCGTGGAAGGTAGAAGCAACAGATAACGGCACCGATTCCAATACCACAATCTTTGATTCATGGTTCACTTCGGTTTATGAACCTACCTACACACAGCCAACACCACCCAATCAGGAAGAGGAGGACTAAGATAAATGGAAAGAGCAAGTAAAGTAACCATTCACGGTAAAGAATATGAGCTTATTTTAACTACCAAAGCAACCAGAGAGATCGCCAAGAAATACGGTGGTCTTTCCAAGCTTGGTGAGCGCATCATGAAGGAAGAAGACTATGACAAGGCAATCAGTGAAGTAATCTGGCTCATAGCTCTTCTTGCCAATCAGGGTATTGAAATCAAGAACCTTACAACGGGTTCTAAGGATGCCTTGCTTACAGAAAACGAGATCGAACTTTTAACGACTCCGCTTGAAATTGCAACATTCAAAGATGCCATTGCCGAAGCGCTTATTAAAGGCACCAAGCGAGAAGTTGAAAGCGAGGAAGAAAAACCAAAAAACACATAAAGCCGGCTGAAACCTCAGATGCAGAGATTTTTGCTTGGCTTATTTTTTATGGAACCACCATGCTGGGAAGGAGTGAAACGGAAGTATGGCTGATGCCACTTGGCGAGCTACTTGACCAGTGGGAGGTTTATAAGCAATTCCACGGAATGAGTAAACCAAAACGCAATATCACAATCGATGACATCATTCCGGTGGGGCTATAAGGAGGTGAGTACACATGGCAGATAGTTTTGGATTAAAAATAGGAGTTGAAGGCGAGAAGGAGTTCAAGCGTGCTCTTAGTGAAATCAACTCTTCCATGAAAGTTCTCGGCTCTGAAATGGAGCTTGTTGCCTCTGAGTTTGATAAAACCGACAGATCCGAACAGGCACTGACCAAAAGAAATGAAGTACTGCAAAAGGCTATCGAAGAGCAGAAAAAGAAAGTCGAGCTTCTTCAAAAGGCACTGCAGAATGCATCCGCTTCTTTTGGTGAAAACGATAAGCGTACACAAAACTGGCAAACACAATTAAACAAAGCTCAGTCCGAACTGAATAAAATGGAGCGAGAGCTTCAGCAAAACACGCAGGCTCTATCTGAAGATTCGGAAGGGCTGAAAAAAGCAGACAAGGCATCGGATGACTTTGGTGACTCGGTAAAAGAAGCCGGGAATAAATCCAAAGATGCGTCTGGTGCCTTTGAAGCATTAGGAACTGTGTGTAAAGCCACTGCTGCGGCTGTAGCTGCTACTGCTGTTGCAATTGGTACTGCTCTTGTTGAAGTAGGTAAAGCACTGGTGAGTGCCTCAGTGGATGGTGCTGCTTATGCAGATACCGTTCTAACCGAAAGCACAGTCACCGGCATTGCTACAGATAAGCTTCAGGAGTACATGTATGCAGCCGAGCTTGTGGATGTTTCGGTGGAGACTTTAACCAAATCAATGGCAAAGAACATCAAGAGCATGAAGAGTGCTCAGGACGGTTCCTCTGCTATGGTAGAAGCCTATGAGAAACTCGGTGTATCTGTAACCAATACTGACGGAACACTGAGAAACTCTGATGATGTCTATTGGGAGCTTATAGATGCCTTAGGTGCTATAGAAAACGAAACCGAACGTGATGCACTTGCTATGCAGATACTCGGCAAATCGGCTCAGGAGTTAAATCCGCTGATTGAAGCTGGGGCAGATAAGATGTCTGAACTTGGCAAGGAAGCACGTGAAGCCGGGTATGTTCTAAGTGATGATACTTTAAATGCCTATGGTGCTTTGGATGACCAGATTCAGTACTTAAAAGTCGGAACGGAAGGACTCAAGAATGCAGTAGGCACTGTGCTTCTTCCTATTCTTACATCCCTTGCAACAGACGGTAAAGAAATGCTATCCGAGCTTACGGTTGGTATTCGTGATGCCGGAGGTGACTTTAAGAAGATAGGTGAAACGATAGAATCGGTGCTTCCGAAACTACTGAATAAACTCGGTGAGTACATGCCAAAGCTGTTCACTTTAATCAAGAGTTTTATTAAGGCAGTAGCAACGACACTTCTATCATCGCTACCTGAAATCATCGCTCTTGCAAACGAGTTTATATCCGAGTTCATCGGTGAGATTTCTGCTGCGCTTCCGGACGTTTTCGATGTGGTTTCAAGAGTAATTTTATCTATTATAGACGCTATTGCAGTGAATTTACCGAGCGCACTTAAGGCCGTAATCGGGGCTGTTTTCGCCTTTGTGGAAACATTGAATAACAACGCCTCTTATCTTTTAGAAGCGGCCAGTGGGGCTGTAAGTGCCTTACTTGCGGAAGTTGTGGCAAGACTACCGGAGTTCTTGGATTTGGTTGTTGAAATCGTCAATCAGGTAACGCAAACCTTCACAGATAGCTTTCCGGTATTACTTTCTGCAGTGCTTTCTGCGATTGTAGGAATTGTAGATACCATTGCTTCTAAACTTCCGCTTATTTTGGATGCAGTGCTGAAAAGCATAGAAGGAGTGATCAGAACAATCCTTGAATCGGTACCGGAGTTACTTCGCACTATTGGGAACATCGTTCCGAAACTGGTAGAGGCGATCCTTAAAACAGTACCACAGATAATCGGGGCAATAATCGAGATTGTAAACAGTGTCGTTGAGAACCTGCCTCTTATTCTGGATTCTTTGATTGAGGTAATACCTGCGCTTGTAAGCGGCATATTGGAAGCGGTATTTTCTTGCCTTCCGGACATCTTAGATGCGGTGCTTGATCTCGTTATTTCCATAGTGGATAACCTTCCGACTATCATCCTTGAAATCATCAATGCGATACCGGAACTGATAGAGTCTATTATCGAAGCGATCCTATCAAACATTCCACTTATTATTGAATGTGGTATTGAGCTGTTCACAAGCCTTATAACCAAGCTTCCTACTATCATTTTTGAACTGATAAAAGCAGTACCGGAAATCATAGGCGGACTACTTGAGGCATTTGCCAAAGGACCTGAGCAGTTTGCCAATATCGGTGTTCAACTTATAAAAGGTTTGTGGGAAGGCATCAAGTCGGTTGGCAACTGGATCAAGGATAAAATTGGCGGTTTCTTTGACGGTATTGTCGGAGGCATTAAGGACTTCTTCGGAATCCACTCTCCTTCAAGACTGTTTGCCGGAATCGGTGAGAACTTAGGTCTTGGACTTGAGGGTGGCTTTATAGATTCTATGAAGAATGCCGAAGAGTTAATGACTAAAGCAGTACCTACGGACTTTGATATCAAAGGCACAGCAAGACTGGATAGTGTAGTGACAAGTCCTGTAAAAGCGCAAGGATATACACAACAGGATACTTACTACAGACAACAAGTAGACTTTAACAGGTCGGAAGAGCTGAGTCTATTAAGGGAGCAAAACTCCATATTAAGAGCAATACTTGAAAAAGATCTATCGGTTATCTTCTCGGATGATGACATCGGAAGAGCCAATGCACGATATGAAGGTAAACGAGGACTAATGGTAAATGAGGGAGGTTTTAAGAATGCATATTAACATGAAACCGGGATTTATGTACTGGGGGATAACCGAAGACAGCTTTTCATTAGAGCTGCCGTATCCTACAAGTGGCACTTTTGAAACCTCCCGTAAATCCCAGACACAGGAATCCGCTGACGGTTCAGTGGTGTTTCAGCTTATAGGCAGAAGTCGAGATAAGCAGAAGCTATCATGGGAGATTATGGATCCCGAAAAGTGGTGGGAGATCAATAACTGGTTGGAAACAAACGGTGTGGTTTTCTTCTGTAAATACTTTAATTTCAATCGTGGGATTTGGCAGACAAAGAAATTCTATGCTGAGAATCCTACCTGCACACCGTATAGACCTAACGGTAATCCGAACAGCGCAAGCTATGGAATGCCGAGGTTCTTACAAAACTGCGAACTGACAATTATCGATATGGGAGGTGAGTAAGCATGAAACAAACAAGTGATACATACGCTCTTGCCATGAAGGAAAGGTGCAGAGATAAATCCCATGTGAAGATATCTCTTACTTCCGGCAGCGAAACATATGAGTTCTTGGATGATGAGATTGCTAACGTCACCGTAAACAGCGATATTGATCCGTTAACAAGGAGGGTTCCTAAAGAAGAGCTCTCCTTTTCTATTTATGACTTTAACGGAAGATACAGTCCGTCCAATCCCAGTGGAAGGTGGCACGCTCTTAATGAAAACGCCAAGATAACCATTCAGTTCGGTTTATCTATCGGTGGCAACATCGAGTGGCTATCTGAAGATGACTACATTCTCTCCGGCAGACCTTCCTATTCATCGGGTATTGCATCGTTTAAGGCAAGGAGTGTTTTGTGTTCTTTAACGAAAACCTATTATAAAGGGACATTTGAGCATAAAAGCTTTTACGAACTTTGCGAGGATGTCTTAACCGATGCCGGGATTACGGACTATGACATTTCCGATTCTTTACAAGACCTTTATACCGATGCACCTTTGCCGATCACAACGCACCTTAATTGTCTGCAGCTTATAGCGCATGCCTGTTGCTGTACATTAAGGACAGTGGGAGGAGTGATCACCATAGCACCTTTTGAAATGGATGACTTATCATCGGACTTTATTATGGAGCTTGATTCCATAGCCTTTAACGGTGACACGGTTTCTAAGATAGATACTTTATACAAAGTGGAATCCGACCTTTACACCTACACCGAAGAAGAGACGGAGACAGTTGTCTTTGAATCAAGCATTGATGTAGATGAGGAAGCGGAATGCCACATAGAGTATGCCTTATCTACAGAACAAAGGATAGAGTGCGAAGCCGAGACACAAGACGTTGTCTTTTATGGCAGGAGTGCGGATTTCAAAATCATCGGAACCGGCACTTACTATGTGAAGGTCTACGGCAAAAAGGTCAATAGTTCGGTATCTAAAAGCGAAGCGGTCATCTCTCTTAATACGGGAGGTTCAACAGACAGCGAAAAGAATCAGCTGATTACCGACTTTGGTATGCAGTCATCGCTGATTTATCATGCGGCAAACTATCTGCAGTTCCGTTTAACGCACTCGGTGAAATACCGTGGCAATCCGGAACTTGAACCGCTGGATGCGCTTTACTTTGAAACGGGCTACGGACCTTTTATTACCGCACTGATTTTAACGCATACCATAACCTATAACGGAGCACTTTCCGGCACGATGACAATCAAGAGCCTGACTGAAGTTTCAGAAAAGTATTTATATGATGCAAACGAACTGAAGGTCATAGACTCAGATGATTCCGATGTCGGAGTTATAGGTCTTACAGATTATATAAGTGACTACACCATTGAAGAAATGGATGAATTTATAGAGGAGGTACAAGATGAGCAAACTTAATCATACAACACAGGAATTTGATGCGGCTATCAGAAAAGTCAATAAAGATTATGCAGACTGTTCAAACGTTGATGCGGTAGCTTCGGATGTGATTGAAGGAGCTAAAATCATGACGCAAGACAAGACACTCGTCTCAGGGACTATAGGCAGTGTTGGTGCTACACCTTCTGTTACTGTTTCCGGCAGTGTCGTTTCAGACACACCTTCACCTTACCCTATAACAGGTAATGCCTCTTTAAAAGTGACAGAGGGTGGTTACATAGATTCGCTTACTCCGGGAGCATCGGAAACCAGATACACCAAAACCGAAGTCAAGCAAGGTACGCCAAGCTATGACGAAAACGTGGTTCTGGAAGCTGATGAGAATAAGTTCCTTGAGAAAGTGATTGTGGAAAAGACACCGGACTTTGTCTCAAAGGTGAAACGAGTGCCTATCTATGATTTTTACATAAACGAAATAAAAACCAATGGCGGTTATGCCGGGATGATTTCAGCAGGAACTTTAGAAGACAACGTCTCAGTGTCTGATGTCGTTTACCTGCTTCCGGTAAGCAGCAGTGTCGGTTCTCAAAAGATACTGGTAAGGGTAGTAGATCCCGATGACGGAAGGCTTGTAAACGGAGTGATCACGCTGCATAAAGGTGAGACGTTTGTATCTACCGCATCGACCTATACACCGGGTGGCGAGCTCAGATTCACGGAAAACGGCAGACTGCAGTTCTATCACACGTCATCCTTTACTATTGGTAGTTCATTTTCAAACTGTCCGATGATCCTTTTAAATAATGGTGTTTATTATGTTGTTTTAGTAGACTACTCAAGAGCCTCGCATGGCTATGTCGGTTATGGTACAAGAGTTTCTTCGGGTGGCCTTTATTCCAATCCGAATAATGCTCAGATGGATTATAACTCTGTTATCGGGTACCATGATTTTTCAAAGCCTAAATGCATATTTGGAAATCTTACTAATGTTTATTGGTACGCAAATGTAAAAAAAGACTCGGCTGAATATCCGAGAATGACATTCAATTACGGCTCCGGCAGATCGGTTCTTTGTGAGGTGGAACAATGAGTAAACTAATCTTTACAGGAAAACAAATAGATGCTGCCATTAAAAAAGTTCAAGAAGGCTATGCTGATGTATCCAAAGTAACCGCTAAGCCTGAACAGGTAAGGCGAGGAAAACGTTATGTCAGCAAAAACAAAGTCTTAGAAACGGGCACTCTTGATGACGGAGCAATGGTATCAAATGTTACGGTTCCGTCAAATCCATACCTTTCAAGAAACGAAACCGAGTATCCGGTAGTCTTTACTCCGGGTGGAACGGTCACAAGAGCCGGTTACAAAGAAAAAGGAGATATTCCCGGTGCTGCATCACACACTGTGTATATCCAAGCCGAAGAAAAGACTGTAACGGGAACATCTCAAACTTATGAGGTAAGACCAAGTGAAGGAAAGCTGCTAAAGAAAGTGACCATTAAAAAGGTAACGGGTGAAGAGTCCGGATATCTTGAAAGACTCGGTATGCAGGGACTTGCCTGTTATTTCTATACGAGTGCGGCATCCTCATCAACCAGACGAGCGTATATTCCGGCAGGAACGGTAGTGGATAACATTTACTTAAAAGCCGGAGTGAAAACATCTGATGCACATGTGGTTATCTTTAAGATATCCGGTACCACATCAAGCTCATACAAGGGCGGCACAGGTTACTTGATAAACACACAAAGTGGACTATTAAACACTGGACATATCGAGATAAAGCCGGGTACGACTTATACCATACCTGCAAACGATACCTACTATACGGCAGGAGCAACCATTGAGTATAAGAGCACCGGAAGGCTTGTCATTACCTTTAATACCGATTACAGAGTGTTCAGCAGATCTACATCAACAACGACAGCCACCGACTATACAATGCCGCTTTTATTCTGTTTCAATTCCGGTTATTACATTATTTTGATTGATAGCACACAGTGGACGAACGGCTCAAAGACTTATGGCTCGGCAACTACAAACATTGCCGGAATCTATCCGTCCGATAGTGATATCTATGTAAACTCAGGAAGCACACAGAGAACCTTTGAACAGGCAGAAACCTATATGGCGAATGTGTCCTGTGTTCTTGCGGCTTGCTCGTTTTCGGGATCATCTTTAACTTCACCATTAACACTGAAGGTTGGAAAGCCAAGCTCGATGTTCTATATGATTGAAAACGCCAGACTTCCGACTCCTGTTGTAGCAATGGATGGTGACTATGTTACTTGGGGTGCCGTAGATGAAGCGACAAGCTATGATGTAACAGCTACAGGAAACGGTACAACGGTTACTAAGAACACCTCAGCACTAAGGTACAGCATGGCATCACTTGTTACTAATGACGGAACATACGAAATAACGGTAACAGCAAAGAAGTCGGGGCTTATATCCAATCCGTCTGAGCCTATAACTTATACACTTGAGCGAATTCTCGGAACACCGACTATTCATCAGGAAGGCGAAAAGTTCTATATAGATGAGCAGATTACCGATGCTACGACTTACTATCTTTATGTAAACGGCACCAAAATAGCGAATTTATCTTATACAACAGCCGGTTATAGTCTGTTCAGCTACTGTTCGGATTTCAGAGCTTATACCATTGGTGTAAAAGCACACAAGGACGGCAGAACAGATTCACCGTTATCTAACACCATAAGCTTTACAAGACTTGCAACACCGACTCTTTCATATGTAGGGACAGTGCTTTCTTGGCAGGTTATAAGTGGTGCAGAAAACTATGAAGTAAAAATGGACGGAGAGCTTGTAGGAGTTGTTTCGGGTATTTCCTTTGATTTTGCCTCTCTTATTGGTGAAGATGAAAGACATACTCTGAGCGTTAAAGCGATCGCTCAAGGGAACAAGTTCTCAACAGAAGTATCAATGCGAATTGGTACCGGCGGTGGTACAAGCTTTGATGATGCCATTGTCATAAACTTTGGTGCTTCAGGTGATACCTTAACAGACCAAGAGGTGGATACGGAGTTCCCGGAAAAATACTATAGACTTCAACCACGAGAAAGCGGTTATTTCTATATGTACACGGAATCAAGCTATGACACCTACGGAACACTGTATAACGCAGATAAGGTAGTGCTTACAACCAATGATGACGGTGGTACAAACTATAACTTTAGCATTTATTATTCTTTGGAAGCCGGTCAGACCTACTACTTAACGGCAAGGCAGTATTCCAGAAATTATGCTTTATTCACATTAAAGATAGACCAGACAGGACCGAGTGGCTCAGGACCGACACCGCCTCGTCCTTATCCGGGAATAGAATAAATCTAAATACTTTTTAGCTCACGGAATGTGGGCTTTTTTTATTGGAGGGGACATTTGGTGGAAGTAAGACCACTCACCCTCCTTTTTCATTAAATTTTAAGGAGATTAAATATTATGACATTAAATAAACTATGCGATGAGTGGCTTGAAACTTATCAGAAGGACCACATTAAGGTTCAGACCTATGTAAGATACAGATGTATCATCAACAACTATATCCGTGATTCAATCGGAAACAAAGAAATAAAGAGATTTGACCGCAGAAGCGTGCAGGAGTATATGACATGGCTTAAAAACTACGAAAGTCCGAGAACTGGGCATAAACTCGCAAGCTCAACTGTCAATATGTGCCTTACGGTACTTAAGATGGTGTTCGGTTATGCTGTGGATTTTGAAATCTTAAAAAGCGATCCGACACTGAAGGTCAGAGGTGCTACCAACAATAAGACATCCAAAGTAAAGTGCTTCACTGTTGAAGAACAGGCAAAAATCGAAGAGTACATAGAAGGCTTGGAGGGTGATGAGCAAAAAGGCATCATCTTAGACCTTTACACCGGGCTTCGTATCGGTGAGCTTATGGCGCTTACTTGGAACGATATCGACTTCGATTCCGGAATCCTGAACATCAATAAGACGGTTTATACCTCTCTTGATGAAAACGGCAACTGGAGGACGATTACCGATTCACCGAAAACCAGAACTTCAAACCGTGAGATACCGCTATCTGATGACATGCTTTTGATGCTTATGGAAATGAAAGAAAGAAGCAATTCGGAGTTTATTCTTTCACATGAAGACGGGGAACCAATCTCTCAAAGACTCTACAGGTGGCGATTCAATAAAATGCTGGACGATTTAGGCATCAGACACTTAAACTTCCACGCTCTTCGTCATACCTTTGCCACACGAGCGATCGAGTCCGGAATGGACGTCAAGACATTGTCTGAAATCTTAGGCCACTCCAATGCCGCTGTTACCTTAAATGTTTATACTCACTCCATGACAGCGCACAAGAGACAAATGATGAATGGACTAACGAGAGTGGGTAAATTGAAATAAGGAGGATAGAACAGTGGACGCATTAGCAATTATCTTTTCTTTGGTATCCAGCATCGTGAGTGGCATGGTGCTTTTCTTTTTGAAGAGATACTTTGAAAAGAAGGAAAAAGAGGATGAAGAAAAAGCCAGAGCCAGAGCAAAAGAAAACATTCTGATTCTGAAGAGTATCGATGCTGTCGGTAAACTTACCTATGCCAATTCCGTAGCGATAAGAGACGACAAAACCAACGGTGAGATGAAATCGGCAATTTCGGCATACTCAGAAGTAACAAACGAGCTTTATGACTACTTGCTCGAACAAAACGCAAACAAAGATTAAAAGGAGGATATGAAAAATGAACTATTTAACAGCTATTGCAGTTCCGGCTATTACCGGAGCGATTTATGCTTTGATAGAAGTTTTGAAGAAAGTGACAAACAATAACGAAAAGGTACTCAGATTCATACCGCTTATTGCGTTAGGTCTTGGTGCTATTGCCGGAGTGATTTGTTTCTTCTTCATTCCTGATGTCATTCCGCAAGCCAATATCGTGGTGGCAATCATTGTCGGTGCCGCTTCCGGTCTTGCTGCAACGGGTACTAATCAGGTTATTAAACAGCTTACAACTAAAGACGAATAAGCCACTGAGCCTACTGGGGAGTAACATCTCTGGTGGGCTCTTTTTTTTATTTCTCAAGTTCACAAAAAATTATCTATTATATTGGCACGATTAACTTGCTATTTTTTTCGTTTAGAGCAATATATGTACTACCAAAATTAAACGGAGGTACTTTTTTATGAAACTAAACGAACTTTTAAGCGAGTGGCTCACTGTTCACAGAGAGGAGGAAATCAAGCCACAAACGATCATCCGCTACGAGTGCTGCATCAACAACTACATTAAAGACTCACTCGGAGAGGAAGAAATCAGGAACATTACCAAAAAGACGGTACAAGGCTATGTGGAAGGCTTGAAGCAGACTCTTGGCGAAAGAACCGAAAAGGAACTATCCACATCATCAGTCAGGTGCGTACTTGCGGTATTGAAGCTTGCCTTTGACTATGCGGTGGAAAATGACCTGATACCTTCAAATCCGGCAAAGAGAGTGTTCGCACCATTCGGTAAAGAAAAGAAAGCAGCTGAAAGCTTCACGCTGGATGAGCAAAAGGCTATCGAAAGCTATGTGCTATCTGAAGGAGTGGACGGCAACTACGGCATTCTGCTTTCGCTTTATACCGGAATCAGGATCGGAGAGCTGGTGGCACTTACTTGGGATGATGTGAATTTGGAGTACGGTTCTATTTCGGTAACCAAGACACAAACGGTAAACAAAGATGATAGTGGTCACTGGAAGACGGAAGATGGAACACCAAGAAGCGAGGCATCAGGCAGGATTATTCCTTTACCTCAATTTGTAGTAGAGGATTTACAGGCAATTAAGGAAAGGAGCAAATCGAACTATGTGTTCACGCTGCCTTCCGGTAATCCGATGAACGCTAAAATCTTAAGGTGGCGCTTTGAGCAGATTCTGATAAAGCTTGAAATAAGGAAACTGAGCTTCAACTCACTAAGGCACTCATTTGCAACCAGAGCGATAGATTCCGGTATGGATGTGGTGACGCTTTCAGAGATATTAGGACATGCTGAAGCCGGGAACATCATCAATATTTATAAAGAGAGTTTCAAGTTCAACAAAGAAGCCATGACATCACTTAAAAGAATCGGCAACAAATAAAAACTTTCTGATAAATACGGCTCAAATGACTTGATATAAAAAGCCTTTAGAGTGATGTATATAACAGGCAAGGAAATATAGCATCCTTTGCTAAGAATTCATAAAATTGGAGGATTATAAAAATGACAGTAGACGAATTATTCAACGAGTGGATCGAGTGTTACCAAAAAGACCAAATCAAGATCCAAACCTATGTGAGGTACAAAAGCCTCTACAAGTTCAACATCCAACCGCTTATAGGTGAGCGCAACATTGAGGACTTACAAAAGCGTGAGATGCAGGTGGTGATGAACAAGATAAAAACCAGAACGAGTGAAAGAACCGGAAAGCCTCTCGGATATGTTTCGGTCAATATGTGCTTAACGCTTATGAACATGATGTTTGAGTACGCTGTAGACTTTGACCTATTAGAAGCAAATCCGTGTTCCAGAGTCAGGGGCATTTCTGCAAAAGACAAACGAAGAGTTGTAGCCTTTACAAAAGAGGAGCAGGTCAAGATTGAGAAGTTTGTCGAGGAAACCAACAACGATGAGTATTTCGGAATTATCCTTGACCTTTACACAGGACTTAGAATCGGTGAGCTGCTTGCACTTGAATGGGGAGACATAGATTTAAGAGAAGGCTTCATGTGCATCAACAAGACAGTGTTCACTACCGTAAACGAGAAAGGCGAATGGCGCACAGTGATTGACACACCAAAGACCAGAACATCCAACAGAGAGATTCCACTTCCAGACTGGATTATAAAAAGGCTCAAGAAACTCAAAGACAAAGCGATCAGCCGAATGGTCGTATGCAAGAATGACGGCAGCAGAATGAGCACCAAGCTTTATCGCTGGAGATACAATGAGATGCTTGAGAAGCTGGAAATCGAGCCACATCACTTCCATGCACTACGACACACCTTTGCCACCAGAGCCTTAGAGAACGGAATGGACGTGAGGACTTTAGCAGACATTTTAGGACACGCAAATGCGAATGTTACTTTGAACGTCTATGCCCACTCCATGACAGAACACAAACGACACATGATGAACAACATGCAAAGAGTCACAGTGGATGAATAAAAAATAGCAGATACTTGAGCCTGCCGGGATGAGAATTCTGGTGGGCTTTTTCTCTGCTTTTGAAACTCTACTTTTCAAAAAATAGGCAAATCTGAAACCTGACTTTTCGAGTATTGAAACCATACTTTTCAAAATAAGCGAAAATTATAAAACCATTAGTTTTGATAGGTAAAAGCATAGTTTTCGGCTAAAATCGGGGCTAAAATTCAAGGAATTATTCATTTGTTTCCTGTTGTTGGTGAAGTTGTTATTCGTACCAATGGCGGAACGCTTACTGTCAATGCTCCTGCTGATACTGTAAACCACTACGCAATGTTAAACGAAGCAACAATTACTGCTGTTGCAGAGACAGATTGCTATCATGAATACGGAACAGTAAAAGGTCAACTTAATATTACAAAAGGTAAAGTTGTTCTTGAATCAAAAGCTAACGTTGGCTTTGTTAACGTAACTGCAACAACTTCTGATGTAATTGCTATCGAAATCAAATCTGGCGCTGATTACGGTAGACTTACATGTGAAAATGAAACAATTCTTGCTGCTGTTGCTACTGCTTCAAATGTTCCTACTGAAAAGACTATGAAGACTGAAGCAGGTACTGTAGCTATTGTTGATAATATTGCTTATACAGATATCACTTCAGCAATAAGCACTTTTGAAGCAACAAAAAACTCTACTTTTGAATTATTTGTTGATATCAAAAATGCTGCAGCTTCGGGTAATCAATTGCCTATTAAAATGCCTGAAGGTGCTACTTTTGACGGACATGGTTATTCGTTAGAAGGCAATGTAGCATTATATATCAATTCTAAGGGCGGTACTGTTAAAAATTTAACATTCCATATGACTGAAAATAAATCTACAAGAAGCCAAGCACAAGTTGATAGATATGGAGAAGCAGGTGTTGGAACATTATCATCATTATATGGAATTGCTTTAAGTGGTAAAGCTATTATAGAAGGATGCACATTTGATACTGCTGAGTGGGATGCACTTCAAATTACTCCTGTTGCTGGTGCTGAGATTGTAATTAAAAATAACGTATTTAACACTTCAAAGCCTGAAATGTTTGGACAAATACGTTGGATTCATATTCAATCTAATAATGCTGATGATTTTGCAGTTTCAATCAAAGATAATGATTTTTATGAAGCAAAGAATCTATTAAGTACAGCAGGTCAAGCGGTTGAGATTTATTATCCTGTAAATGCAAGCAAGGTAGAAATCAGTGGAAACTACTTTGATGGAGTTAAATCCGCAAGCGATGTTTCAAAAGCTGATTTGGATGGGTATTATGCTTGCATCGGAACAGGCGGAACATTTTATAATAATGCGAATGAGCTATTATTCAACGGACTTCGTACAACACCAAACAACAAGTAATTTTTTAATATATTTATATTTCCACGTACTACTTCGGAACGGAAATTCGTAGAAACACTACGTTTTAACCGTTGAAAAGTAGGTTTTCGGAAAATGAAAAGCGAGGTTTCAAACCTCAAAAAGTGTAGTTTCAAATATTCGGAGTTCTTGAGACTTTAGTGACCGCAAGAGAAAGGTCCAACCGAGAAGGTTTCCAGTATTAAACCAAGAAACAGAATAGTTGAAGCTCAATCAGTAGAAATAATCTACAAAACAACAGAATAGGTGGGGAGCACCACAAACGCTCTCAAAAGAAAACCCACCTGTTTTTATTGTGGGTGAAAATCCGCAAAATCAAACAATCAATTTAATAACAACGGTCAGGCTCATCTGTTCAAGCTCGTCCATCGGTATTTTAGTTTTGTAGGGCGAATAGCGATTACCGTCCTCTTGTTGGACTTTTTCAGCCGGTGAGTGAGAATTGCGATGCTCCGATGAGTAAGAAAAGATGAGTCTGACTGAAGTTATACTTACACTCGAATCTTAACTGTGCGATCTATAGAGATGTAAGTTTTATAGGAAGATTGCAAGCAGCAGATGTAAAGGAACCATAATTATAATAAAAACTAAATACAATTTTACCCGTTGATATCTTCGTGGTTTTTGCGTTGGTTTAGAAATTATGATTTGAAGTTTTGATGCAGGCTGTTGCATGGTGAGAAAATTTAGGTATGTTTACTATCGCCATAAAGAACACAAATGTATCAGTACCGGGTTGTTATACTGACGGTGCGCCACTGGATTTGCACGGCTCCTTTGGCATCTCACTTACGTGCAACACTAAAAAAATATAATTTAGGAGACTAATAAAAATGAAAAAAATGAATAAAAAAGGTTTCACAATCGTTGAACTTGTTATCGTTATTGCGGTTATTGCAATACTTGCAGCAATACTTATTCCAACATTCGCAAATGTTGTGGATAAAGCAAATGTTGCTAAGGTACAAGCAGAATTAAAAAATGCTAAGACACAATATATTATGGAAGCATCAGATGATAAAAATTATAATCCAAATTTAGAATTAGTATACAAACATGTTAATGATAAGGGGAAGGTTGTTTATTATTTAGAAGAAGAAGGAGTTTTTGTTCCTGCATCTGGAAGCCAATTTGATGAAGACAATTTATTAGCGACAGGTGTTTATTTTGTACCATTACAATATAAGAGTGGTACAGATGAATGGTTATTTGCTGAATTTGGAGAAGGTACTGTAGGTGTTCTTGCTTATTCAGGTGGTCCTGCAGTGGAATCTTACGGAGGTTTTGTTGAAATTAGAGATACTTCTTATAATGATGCTTATGGAAATACATTACCTCCAATATGGAAAGCTACTGATTCAGGATTTGAAGTAACAGGAACATTAACTTATCATAATGTAGAATCAGGAGATGATCCTTTAGGTTTTAAAGGATTAACTCCACCAGCAAGCTATTTTCTTAGCTTTTCTATAGAAAAGCCTGAAGATGTTGTTATAACTACTGATACAACAATACAAGTAAAGGATACTATATTTACAGGAGATGCAATTGTAACTGAATTTAGCAATGGAACATTTGATCATATTAAACGAATTCAAACTGGTGAAACTCAAGTTAGAGTGATTATAGACTGGGATGGAACGGAAGGTTTATTTGCACCAAAGTCTTATGTTATTGATTTATCTAAGATTATTTTTGAGCCTGTTAAATAAAATATAGAGACAATTAAAAAAAAGTTAAGATTATTTTATAAAGATAATAAAATCATTAAGGAGGAAAAAAATGATTAAGAATTTAAGAAAACGTGGTTTTACGATTGTAGAACTAGTTATTGTTATTGCAGTTATTGCAATACTTGCAGCAATACTTATTCCAACATTCAGTGGAATTATTAAGAAAGCTAATATAGCTAGTGATACGGCTATGGCTAAGAATATGAATACAGCTTTAGTAATGGCTGATTCAGAAGGAAATACTCCTGAAGATATGGGAGATGTACTGTTCATACTATATGAAGCAGGATATATATTACAAAATTTAAATCCAACAACTAATGGATATTATTTTGCTTGGGATCAACCAAAAAATCAAATTATTTTTTTAACAGATACTTTTGAAGTTTATTATAGTTCAGAGCCATATAGTGAAGATACTCTTAATTGGTGGTTACCAATTGATGA